AGTATTCCTGTTTCACTCGCCTTGTATAAGAACCTAGCCCATCCTTTCCTATCTGGTGCTGAGTGGTATAAATCATAAAATTCGTTTTTGCCTTTAGGTGTGCCAATAAATATAGCATACCCCTTTCTATCTGATAGTGCGGGTCTTATAACCTCAGAAAACATCTTAGGGTTCATCTGAGCGTACTCGTCAAGCACGACCCCGTCTAAATAAATTCCACGAAGTGTGTCATAATTATCTGCCCCGTAGAGCTGTATTCTTGCTCCCATAAAGTCGGCTCTTAGTTCTGCCTCGTTAAACTTTACTTCGGGAAATACAGAACATAATCTCTTAAGTTCATCCCAGGCAACTGTTTTAGCTTGCTTAAATAGTGGTGCTATGTATGCGTATCTAGGTGCGGGCTTACCTTTACCTATATCTTCTACAGAGCTTTTGATTAGCTGGTTTATAGCAAACACAGTCTTACCAAATCTCCTGTGACATACCACAACATTAAATCTATCTAGCGTTGTGTGTAAATGTCTTTGTAATTCCCTGGGTGTATATGGAATTATTATTGGTTTTCTTTTTTCTTCCATACTCCACTGCCTGTTAACTTACTAGCATAATTAGTTATAGGATTATACTCGTAATAATCTGAGACCCCGCCTGATCTCTTAACAGCCCTGTCAATTGCTCTTTCCGCAGCAGTCATATTGCCTCTGGCATACCCCTCTGCTGTTGCAGTGCCATCTAAATTAAGATGACCTCTGTTTATTAATATATTTTTAGCAAGAGCTTCGGCATCTGATTCTTCTTTGCCTTTTTCTATTAGCTGTTGCTTTAATCTTTCGTGGATAGCAGGCAACATTAGTGCACCTTGCTGTCTTTTTCCCTTAAAATTTGGTTAGCGTCTGCAATATCCGTTTCGTTCTGCGCCCACTGTATGTCAAAGTTTCTATCTTCGACAACAACGTGGTGCTTAGGAGACCATCCAGCTTGTGTCTTAAGCCAGAACGTAGTCATACTAGGAGACTCCCCAGATACTGCCATTTCGTAGGCTACACCAGCCACGCGGGCGGTGCGCTTTTCCTTACCTACCAATAAATTGTGAGAATAATATTTTGTAAGCGTATCATTACTAATACCCATTACTTTGGCTATGGTATGTTGGTCTAATCCTATGGTTACCATCTCTTCTACCTTAGAATAATCGTCATCAGTTGGTTTATACGTCTGTCCTCTCTTGATTCTAGACTTTTTACCTCCTGCTGCCTTAGACTTTTGGGATAAACCTCCAGTTGGTCTGCCTCTTTTGCGCTCAATCTTGATTACAGCGTCTGCTGGTACTATACCTTTAGCAGATGCTACTGCATATCTAGCTTCTTCTTCTAGTTCTTTCTCAATTTCTCTGATTTCTTCTTCAGAATCAGCAGTGATTTTGCCTTTGTTTGCCATATACTAGTATTATACCCTAATAATATTGTTATATTAGTATTCCTAGAAATTTCTAAAGGGTTTTCTGTATGTATGTTCTATATAGTTTTCTTCTTTAGAACTTTTCTAGGTATTACTTATCGTGTGTCTCTAAATATATACACAATATTATACCTTATGAAGTGCTATAAAGTGAAAGTATTTACATTGAGTATATTATTGTGCCCGAACCTTGCCCCGCCAGTCATTGAAAAAATAATAATTTTACCTGTGGGTAGGTTTCCCCGCGCGCACGAATTTTGCAAGGGGTGCCCCCGCCCTCGGACTTTCCCCTCCCGCGATCAGGCGGAATCTTGCCCCGAATCTGTCCCCGAATCTTTCCCCGAGGATGTCATTTCGTTTTTTTTATTCGAGGGATAAACGAAGTTTTTATAGTACTTTTCCATTAATAAATTAAACTCAATTAGTTTTATTCCGAGCTTGAAATTGGCGCGCGCTAATATTCAAAAGTGGGTTGATCGAGGCAAAGTTTACAATCACTAAAAAAAAGAGTATCATTCACTTATGAATAAAAGATAAGGTTTAACTTTATCGCCCTTTCAAGCCGAGTTAAGGCAACGGGTAAAATCAACGCTAGCAGAGGTTGAAGCTCTCAAACAATTAGAAGACGTACCAAACACACCCCCGAGGTGTGAACGTCTTCGTGTGTTTGTCTTCAATCATTGCTAGCTTTTTATAGTACTTAAAATAAGGAGTTACAATGTCAAAAGATAATACAAACGAAGAGAAAATAATCGAGTTAACAGTAGCAGAAGCAACGGCAATCGTTGAAGATAGAAAAGCAACGGAAGCCGTAGCCAAAAGCAAAGCCGAGCATATCGCCTTAAATGAGAAATTAAAGGCTTTTAATGCTAATATGGCGCAAGCCTATAGAGTCTTGTTAGAAGACCGAGGAAACGCCAAAAAACGCCTTTATGACGAAGTTATATTAAAAGAGTTTCAACACTTTTTTGATTTAAGGGCGAACGGTAAGGAAGCCGAGAAAGTACTCGCAAGAAGTGCTATTTCTCAAATGTCCCGAGCACTTCGCACCGCCACAGATTTAAAGGCGAGAAATGCGAAGCTATGGAGCAAAGACCACTCTATTTCGTGTAATACCATTGGCAACGATGGAAAGGCTAAGTTAGACATAAAAGCCCACGAAACAGAAGCAGAGAAAACAGCAAGAATTGCCAAAGAAGCGGAAGCAAAAAAAGAAGCCGAAGCAAAAAAGGTTTATGATTCTGCGGTGACTTACTCAGAAGCTGTTAGCAATTGGAGCCTCGAAGACTTGAAGTTCATCGAAGCCCAATTGAAAGCAAAGTTTGAACTTGAAAAGAAAAAGCAAAAATGGGAGTTGAACGAAAACTCAGAAGTGATTGCTTTAGCTAGTTAAAATTTTCTCTTCATAAACAAAGGAACCCCGCCCAAAAAGCGGGGTTTTTTTTCGTCTTTAAAATTCCTATGATCAGGAAAATATGCCCGAAATTAAATTGCTCATAATGGATAAGCCAGAATTCCTGGAGGATTTAATTTGCTCCTGACCAGGAGAATATAAACCTACCTAATGGATAAACATAATTCGCCAGGTCCTGGAGGATTTTGCCCCTGATCCTCAGAAAATTGATGGATATAGTACATATGTAATGAAAACGGGCTCCATATCTTCGATTTAAGAGCACATCTCACATCAAGGCATACCAAGCCCAGCCTTGACATCAAGCCTTTAATAAAGGATAATGTTGTTTATGGATGGAGCATTCCGTCCTATTAGCAAACACCAATATCGGCGCGCGCTAATTTTGTTAATAAATAAGGATAAAATTATGAGTAAAGTTAATTGGTCTAAGGATGCCACAAAAATCTTTAAAGGTAAGGTAGTTAGTCACATAGAATATACATCAGAGGAGGAATCCAGAGAGATGGATTGGCAACGAACTCCAGTGATTGTATTTACAGATGGTTCTTGGATTCTTGCTAGCGGTGATGACGAAGGAAACCGAGGCGGTTCTTTTTGGACATCACATAAGGATATGAGCGTGATACCTACGGGAGGATGGTGATATGTTATTAAATATTTTCCTGATCATTTGTATCTTAATCGGCTTATCGTGTGTATTCATAGATTTTTTTATGGATATAAATGATGAGATAAATAATAAATAAGGGAGGTCTTATGGATGTATTAAACAACCTTGAGCCTATTACTACGCTTAAGAAAGCGTTAGATATAGTCCAAGGTATATCTTCTCCAGGAAAAATGCCAGTGCCCGCATACAATCTACCTATAGATAAATGTAGAACTGGCAGTATTCTTAGAGCGTTGAAGAAAGACAATAAAGGTAGGATTACAGTGTGTTCTAATTGTTATGCTGGCAAGGGTAACTATAAGCGATATGAAAAGAATATACTGCCCGCCTTATACAGACGATTGGAGTCTATAAATAATCCACGCTGGGTAGATGCATTTGTGTATATACTCACGCATCAAAAGCAGATAAAGCAACACAAAGTATTCAGATGGCACGACAGTGGAGATATACAGAGCCCTGATCATCTGGAGAAAATTGTACAGATTGCAAAGCGCACTCCACATATAAAACACTGGTTACCTACCAAGGAATCTGGGGACATCAAGAATTACAAAGGCAAGATACCCAAGAATCTGGTGGTAAGGCTTAGTGGCACCTTTGTGGATGGCAAACCACCTACATATACACACACATCTATTGCTACATCCGATGTGGATAGAGTGACTTGCCTTGCCAGTCTGCCGAAAGACCATCCCAAGACACAAGAGGGATGTCAAGACTGTAGACAATGCTGGGATAGCAATGTCAAGAATATTGCATATTACAACCACTAAATAAGGAGGATAAAATGTGGACTACAAATATGGATACTAGCGAGTACATAAGTTTGTATAGTGAACTTGCAACTCTGGTTCTCGAGCGTTCATCTATTGACCCAATCTGGCAAGTAGATGATAATGGTAATGAGAGTATGACAGAAGACAAACAAGATGAGTTTGTCGATATTTGCAATGAGGTGGAGGATATATTGTCCAGACACCATATACATAAGGAGTAAGTATGGGACTAAATGATGTAATTGCTAATGTGCAATCAGAATGTTGTGATGCTGAGGTGCACGATGGATACTACAACGAATCACATAGGCGCGGTGAGTGTGTTTCTTGTGGTGAGTGTAATGGATACTATCCAGTAGAAGAGAGAGGTGAAAGGCTCTTCGATAGGATGCACGATGCTGGTATGTCCTTGCACGATTTTTTATAATAATAAGGAGTAAGTATGGGATTAAATGTAGTTAGTTTATTCGATGGCTCAAGCTGTGGACGAGTAGCACTTGAGCGAGCGGGTATTCCTGTGAGTAATTACTTCTCATCTGAGGTAGACCCTTGGGCTGAGAAGATTGCTCTCAAGAATTATCCAGATAACATACCGATAGGTGATGTCAATTTTGTAAGTGGTATTCAACTGCCCAATATTGACCTGATCTTAGCGGGTTCACCTTGTCAAGGATTCAGTTTTGCTGGCAAACAGTTGGCTTTCGATGACCCTAGGTCAGCACTGTTCTTTGAATTTCTCAGAGTCCTGGATGAATGTAGGCGATACAATCCTAATGTTAAGTTCTTACTAGAAAATGTAAGGATGAAGCAAGAGTATCAAGACATCATCAGTGACTATCTAGGTGTCAAACCAGTGGCGATAAACTCATCACTGGTATCAGCACAAAACAGATACCGATTGTATTGGGCTAACTGGGATATAACTGAGCCCGATGACAGAGGTATTGTTCTCAAAGATATATTAGTGGATGGATTCGCAGATAGTGTGGCGGATCAGGGCACCACTGTTAAGCGTACCAATATAGATAAGTCTGCTTGTCTATTAGCTAGGGATTACAAAGGCTTTGGCAATCAAGCTATGACTGGTGTCAGAACTTGTGAGCTCAGAGAGTATGACGATGCCGAGGAGTGCCATCATATTGGCACCGCGTTGGATATAAATGGTCACGACATACTCAAGCGTGTGTATTCTGATACTGGCAAGAGTCCGACTCTAAATACTATGGGTGGAGGTAATCGAGAACCCAAGGTATTAGTAGCTAGGATGGTAGGTAGGCGAATCAATCCAGTTACTGGCAAGAGGGATGATTACAACACTGACATCAAACCCAAACAAAGACTGGAACCACGCAAGGATGATAAGTCTGGCTGTCTTACTACTGTTGAGAAAGATAACTTAGTAGTAGAGAAAGGAACTTATCGCCCACTGCTACCATTAGAGATGGAGCGATTACAAACACTGCCCGATAACTATACGGATGGTGTAAGCAATACCCAACGCAAGAAGATGTTGGGCAACGGATGGACTGTCGATGTGATAGTCCACATATTAAATCAAGGAGGGTTCAATGGTTAATCCAAATAACAATAAACATTTCAACGATGAGGCACTAAGAATTAATAGGACGTTGAAGAAAGAGAATGATAAACTGAATGAAACTATAGATAGACAGCGTAGTCTTTTAGTTTTCATCATTCAATCATTAGATGCACATTACTATGCAGAGGTGCAAGACAAGGAAAATGTCATTGGGCTGATAAGACATCGCGTTGACCAGGCATTAAATTACAGGAGCTAAGATGATTAACAGAAAATACTACGAGATGGATGACGGCACCACGATGACGGTCGATGATGTTATGGCTGCTACTGGTTTAAGTAGACAAGGTGCTGGTCGTAGGTTAAGATTGTCCAAGGATAAGAACTGGGTGTGCTTACCAATGGGGCACCCTGATCTTATCGGTGGACCTGGTGGCAGTGAGGATATACAACGCGACTGGGATGAAGAAGTTAAAGTGTATGGTGGTATAGCTATGAATCCACCCGCACTTGATGGGACTGTCAAAGGTGATACATCTTATGACAGAAATGGTAACCCTCTCAGCTATAAAGAGAGGACAGCACTAGCAAAACACAATCAGAAACATAGAGATGAGTGGCTTGCTAGTATTAATAACAATAAGGAGGATGTATGAGTGTAGTTGATTTCAATTACCACGAGCTTGATACGCTGATTGATGAGCGGATTGAGCAATTTTGTAAGGTGTCTAACAATTACTATGGTGCTGTGGATAAGCACACTGCTAGACTGGTGTCAAGTGAGGTGTTCGACTTGCAAGACAATCAGTTGTTAAGTATAATTCAGTGTCAGCAAGACCAAATAACTGAGCTACGAGAGACAGTTGATACACTTAGTAATATAGTCCATTATCTTTCAGAGTTACAAAAGATAACGGGCACTAAACTTGAACTTAGATAAGGAGAAGATATGAGCGTAGATAAATTTACTGATGGTGCTATAGAATGTACTGTTTACTGTTACGAGAATGATATGATTGACTTGTACCAGGTAGAAGAGCTGATGGATTTTTTCAGTGCAAGCTGGACTGACCTGATCAAGGCTTTGACTATTGATTCCTACAAAGAGGAAGCGATAGAGTTTATGCAAGAAAACAATCACGACTAGGAGGAGGGTGTATGTCATATAAAGATTACGAAGTACACATACGCTCAACTGTGTCGTATGATTTTACGGTGGTGGTTGAAGCCAGTAGTAAGGAGGATGCAGAGATGGTTGCAGATGACGAATACTGGAACGACCAATACCACCGTGAAGCAAGGAACTCTCAAATGCACGATGAGTTTGAGATAGTAGGTGTCACTGAGCTTGTCGAGGAAGATGACAGTCTTGATGACGATGATGATTACCCACCAAGGGAGGAATGATATGGGTGTATTTAAACAATTAATGATAGATAAGATGGATGAGAAGCACGCTGGTGACTGGGATGAAATCACTGAGGAAGACCAGCAAGACATCATTGATGCTATGGTTGAGGAGTATATGCGCTCCGATTCTTACCGCAAAGAACATATTGATCAGGAAAAAAAGATTGCCAGTGAACCCAGTGGCAGAGATTAATATGCTAAACTTTAAACTTACTTGTATCTCCTAATGTAAGTAAGTACTAAGGAAGTCTAGGGATATAAATATATACATATGTATATAGTATACATTCCTAGACATTCTTAGTTAGTAATAGTCTTACTAAGAGTACACTGGTTTTCCTTCCTTATTTTCCAGTGTACCCTTAGTGGGATTGCCCACTAGGAAGCAAGCGCAATATAAGCGCGCGCTAATTTTAATGTTAATGTATAAGGAGTTATGTATGAGTGCTATGAGTCTAGCTGGAAAGGTTGTATTCAATCAAGTAACAAAGCCCGATGTTTACAAGGGACAGGAGAAATATTCTTTGACAATCTCATTGGATAAGGATAGTAAGAAACTTGCGGAGAAGAAAGGTCTAAAGACTTCTGAGTATGAAGGTGCTACACAGATTACTATGAAGCGTAAGGTAGACTTTGGATTACCTCAAATATACAACAGTGACAGAGAGCTGAAAGATGTGAACCATCTATCACTCTTTGGTGATGATGTAACTGTCAAGGTGAAGCAAGGTAAAGGGGACTATGATGCTTATGTATATCTAGAAGCAATCAGAGTTGAACAGAAGGCGGAAGGTGTGGAGGACGCAGACTTATCTGACTTCTAACTTAGTGATGTACTACTAGGTTTTGGGCAGTCACTATGGCTGCCCTTTTAAATTATAAGGGAGGAAGATATGAGTAAGAATGTATTACTAAGGAAAGAGCAGTGTCCAGACTGTGCATCCAACGGTGGTGACACAAGTAAGGATAACCTGGCTGTCTATTCAGATGGTCAAACACATTGCTTTGCTTGTGGCACCCACGGGTTCACTGAGCACAGCAACAAGGTAGAAAAGACACACACAAACCAAGACAAAGACTGGCTCACTGAGTATAGAGGTGAGTACTATAGTCTTCCTGATCGTAAGCTGAGAGCAGAGACATTAGAAAAGTACAAGGTCAAAGCTGAGAAGGATTCAAAGGGTAACATAATCAAACACCACTATCCATTCCATAACAAAAAGGGTGAGATGGTTGGTATCAAGACAAGGATAGTATCAAACAAAAAGTTCTTTGGTAATGGTGACACTAGCAAGAACAATGCTTTGTTTGGACAGAATTTATTTAAGCCTGGTGGAAAGTTCGTGACCATATGTGAGGGTGAGCTGGATGCAATGGCTGCCTATGAAATGTTCGGTTCTAAGTTTGCTTGCGTGAGTGTAACCAACGGTGCTAACTGTAAGGATAATATCAAAGCTAACCTTGAATGGTTGGATTCATTTGAAACAGTGGTGCTCGCATTCGATAATGACGAGGCGGGTAGGGAAGCAGCCAAAGCGTGCGCCCCTATACTAGGACCAAACAAATGTAAGATAATGACAATGGCAAAGCACAAGGATGCCAGTGACTATCTTATGAACAACGATGGCAAGGCTTTCTATGATGAGTGGTGGAATGATTCCAAACCATTCATTGTGTCTGGA